CGAACCACTTTGAACCTCTACCGTTAGGTCTATCACAGCCAAGTGCTGACACTTCTATAATATCTCCAGATTTAGGCTCTATAGATTGATTAAATGAAGCATAATTAACTAAAGCAGAAAATGTAGTTGTAAATGTATCAATGTGCAAATATGCTGTTAATTCATCTTCAGATGAAAAACCATATCGAGATAGATTAATAGCATTTTCTGATAATTCAATATAGGAAATTATACCAAATGGTCCTAGATAAGGTGCAATAGGATGTTCACCATATAGAAGATCAGCAGAGAGTGTATTAAATGTATTTACATAATAGTTAACAGGTACACCGAAGCTGTTGATTAGATCATTGAAAGCTGCATCATAGATTAACTGTTCTGCTTGAAAGTTAACTGGATTAAAAAACTGTGTACATCCTGGCGAAGCTACTGCAGCAAAAGTGTTTGCAGGTGTACAATTTTGACTAGTAGTATTACAGTTCATTACTGGTCACCCTTTCTAACCACACCACATTTTTGACCTTGCTCATCTATATACATATCAACAACTGTTGATGAATTGCCTAGATGTTTCTGACCAGGTTGAAAATCAATCTTATAGTTAGTTAATAGATTAATAAGTGTTTGACCTTTTAGTAAACCTGTCGGTATAGTATATTTTGGTTTATATTCTTTACGTATCGTGTTTGTATGTTTTCTTTTACCAGCTCTATTAAATGACTTACCATTTATACCTGATTTGATATCTACAATACCTGATATAAGGCTATTTTCTTTAGTCTTATATTCTAGTAAATACTCTTTGAATGTTACCATATATATATTTATAGAAAAAGCCTATCAGACTTGCATCTGATAGGCTTTTGTGAGTTTTTAATTTTAAAGAATTATTGTTCGAATAATGACTTACCAGTCTTTAATGAACCTACCTTGTTGTTCTTGCCCATGTTCGGCTCCTTGGCATTAACACCTGCATGACCGTAGTCACCGTCGTTACCTACCTTATCGGTATACTTTGAAGAAGCACCGCCGGATTGAACTTTGAGGTTACCTACTTTGTTGTTCTTGCCCATGTTTGGCTCCTTGGCATTAACGCCTGAGTGACCAAGATCTTCTTCATCTTCGTCCCAGAAACCTTGCTCATCTTCGTCCATGCCATCATCTTCATCCATGCTCTCATCTTCATCGCTGAGATCTTCGCCCATATCTTCCATGTCTTCCATATCACCTTCTTCACTACCAAGAACAGCCATAAGAACATCATGAAGCTTTTGTGCAGTTTCACGATCTAGAGTAAAGGTAACATCTTCACCTTCACCACCAAATTCATCTTCGCCTTCGATACCAAGAGCATCGAGTTCGTCGCCTTCACCCATTTCATCTTCCATACCACCACCCATTGCAGGTGCTGAGGAACCACCAAGTGGACCGCCGCCACTCATTACATTTTCATAGAGTTTATCAAAGATAGATTTCTTCTTCATAAAATTATTTAGGCTAGCTTGTGCAATTTTTTTAGTTTTTATGGCTGTTTCTTCATCTTCTTCTTTAAGTTTTGATTTAACAGATCCTGCTATCTTAGATGCTGCTTCTTTTGACTTGCCTTGTTTTTTAGCAGATTTAAATACTTTTGTAAAGGTATCCTTCGACTCTTCATCTTCTGATAAATTATCTATATTATAAGCATTCTCAGTAGATTTTTTAGATAATGTTTTTTTATCTATTACAGAAGGCATATAACCAGATGTACTTTGCGGACCACCTTTAATTAGAGGAGATTCACCTATTTCGCCTGCTTTAACCTTAGGACCAATTTTACCTTCTGATACAAGCTTACGTTTCATAGTATTTAACATATCGCCGTAAACACTACCAATACTTAAAACATCATTCTGTTTTGACATATATATATTTATAGATTATGGCAACTAAATCCGATAAAACTAAATATTACCTTGGAAATCCTAATTTACCTGCTGCTGATGCACAGATTGCATATGAGCCATGGATGGTAAAAGAGATACAAAAAGCCAAAGATAATATACTATATTTCGCTGAAAATTTCTTTTATATTATCAACTTAGATAGAGGTAGAGAGAAAATTAATTTACATTCTTGTCAGAAGCGTGTTATACGCAAGATGAGAGATAATAGATTCTTTATATTGCTAGCATCTCGTCAGATTGGTAAAGCTTTAGCTCTGGATACACCTATACCTACCCCAAACGGATGGACAGCTATGGGTGATTTGAAAGATGGTGATCAGGTCTATGGCATTAACGGTAAACCGTGTAATGTTGTAAAAGCTCACGATGTACTTTATGATAGAGAGTGTTACAAAATAACTTTTGATAACAACGAAGAGATAATAGCTGATAGTGAGCATTTGTGGTTTACACAAACAAAAGATGATAGGAGACATAATATATCTGGAAAAGTAAAAACAACAAAAGATATACTTAATACTCTCATAACACACGGAGATGAACCTAATCATAGAATACCAATGTGTATTAACGGGGTTGAAGGTATTGTAAAGGATCTGCCTATATCTCCTTATATACTTGGGTTATGGTTGGGTGACGGAGCGTCAGCTAGTAGTGGTATAACTGTAGGTTCAAGAGATATAGCAGAGATAGTTAGTAAGCTACAAACAGATACTCAATTTGATAAGCTTATAATAAAGGAATATAGCACAAAGGTATTCACATTACGACCTACTGTTCAATCAGGTGTAAAAACAAAAAGCCTATCAGCTCTATTAAAAGCTAATAATCTATACAAAAATAAACATATACCTCACGATTATCTTATTGCAAGTAGAGAGCAGAAATTAGAGTTGTTAAAAGGTTTGATAGATAGCGATGGTTATATATCAAAAACAGGTATTTGTCAATTTTACAATACAAATCACACTCTAGTAGATCAGGTACGAGAATTAGTAGAAAGTCTAGGTTATAAAGTTACAGAAAAAGAATATATACCAAAGTTAAATGGTGTAGAGTGTACCTCAGCAAAATCAATAACGTTTAAACCGATAGAGGATGTATGTTATCTCAACTTTAAGCGTAATCGAATAGTTTACAAAGAGAAACAAAATGATTCTAAGTTACGATCACAGTGGCATTATATTAAGGACGTTAAATTAGTACCATCACAACCTGTAAGATGTATAACAGTAGATAGTGAAGATAATCTATTCTTAGCGGGTAAACAATATATTCCGACTCATAACAGCACGCTTATGACAATTTATATGTTGTGGTATGCATGTTTCATGGATGATCAGCGAATTCTTCTTGTTGCGAACAAAGAAGCAACTGCTATTGAAATTTTCCAGCGTGTTAGATTAGCCTTCGAAGAGTTGCCAGAGTGGCTTAAACCTGGTGTTAAGGAATATGGTAAAACATCTATGACTCTTGATAATGGTAGTCGTATAGGTATTACAACTACCACAGGTACAGCTGCACGTGGTCAGTCTGTTAACCTGCTTATTATTGATGAGTGTGCTTTCATTGAGCCACACTTAGTTGAAGAGTTTTGGAAGTCTGTTTTCCCTATTATTACATCTTCTAAAAAATCTAAAGTCTTTATATGTTCTACAGCTAATGGCACAGGTAATCTTTTCCATAAAATATATGATGGAGCTGAAAAAGGAGAGAATGGATGGGGACATGATAAAATCATGTGGGATGAAGTTCCAGGCCGAGATGAAAAATGGGCTACCACAACAAAGCAAGCAATTGGATCAGTTGAAGCTTGGTTACAGGAGTTCAATAGTTGCAGTGCTGAAACTCTTGTAGATATAGAAAATAAAGGTAATATGCAGCTTATTGATATTTTTAATGAAATGGAGGAATGGGAGTAATAATTTTAAGGAATTCCTACTCCCATACCATAAATATTAGTATGGCAAGATATAAGGAAAAACACTACAGTACAAATAAAGTTAAACATCAAGAAGCTGTTGAAAAAAGTAGAAAAACTATTCTCAATAAGTTTGGTGTTGAAGGCTACTCAAAGTTTAGAAGAGATAATACGAAAAAAACATATGAGTTAGAATCGTTAAAGTTAGATAAAGCCACTATTATTTCAAAGCAAGACGTGTTAACATTTCTAAACGATTATGACTCTAACTACTTTAAAGGTCGAGGAGGTAATAGAACTATGAAATCTATTAACTTAAGTGTATATAAGTCTCTAATTCATCATACTAATGAATTTAGTGCTTTTTATAATAACAGACCTATTCCATTTAGCGGTAGAATTGATATTGCTTTTAAAAATTTTAACATTACAAAAAATGATTTATGTTATTGTGGAAGTAGAATAAAGTTTGATCCAAGAAAGCAACAATGGTCAAAACAGTACTGTATGATATGCAAATCAACAGGTGCTCTCTCTTCAAGAGAAAGAGGTGAAGAGTGGTTACCAGAATGGACAGAAGAGTGGGAAACTAAGTGGAAGCCAAGAATGGTACACAGTAATTGTATTATGAGAGGTGAAAACGAGGCAGAACTTCTTAATAACATAGAAAAGGAATATTCAATTACTATTGATAGGAATTTTAAGGTTCTTAAATATATGCCTGACGGTTACTGCAAGGAAAATAATACTGTGTATGAAGTATACGAACTTCATCATAGATATACTGCTCATATAGAATATGATAAAAAGCGACAACAAAATATTCAAAATTACCTTAAGTGTAATTTTTGTATTATTTGGGATGATGGATCAAACAAAGTAGAATTTTACAAATATGTTTAAATTAAATACAAAAGATTATAAAGTATTAACACCAGATGGTTATAAATTATTTGCTGGTGTACAGAAATTAACAAAGCCTGGTTGTGATGTTATTTTTAAAGATAAAAAAATATTAAGGTGTTCGGTTAACCATCCATTATGTATCGATGTTCATAATTTTGAATTTGAACTTGCTAGAAATCTTAAGTCTGGTGATAAAATTTTCCATCATATTGATAATTGGGTTGAAGTTGATTATGTTCAAGAAATAGGTGATATAGATGTATACGATTTAATAGATGTTGAAGACACAATATGTTACTATACGAATGGCTTTTTATCACATAATTGTATCTTCTTAAACTCTGGTGAATCATCCATTGATGAGGCTTTATTCTTAGAAATGTCACAAAAATGTATTGAGCCAAAAATTACACTTGATGAGGGACACTATAAAATATGGGAAGAGCCTGATTCAACACGAGTTTATGTAGCTGGTGTTGATATATCAGAAGGTGTTGGTATAGATGCGTCTGTTATTCAAATTTTAGATATAACAGATATAAAAGATATTAAGCAAGTTGCAGTCTATCATAATAGACACATACCACCTCTTGAATTTGCTAATAAAGTATACACTATATTGAGAAACTGGGGATCACCTTTAGCTTTAATAGAAAGAAACAATTGCGGTGCACAGGTTGTAGATAGATTAGCTTTTGATATGGGATACGAAAAGGTAGTATCTTATGGAGCAAAGACTGCTAACAGAACAAAGCCTCAAATGGGTATGATCGCTCATACAAATACCAAATATAAAGGTGTTATGAATATGAGATACTTTATTAACGAAATGAGTAGTGTTACTCTTTATGATATAGATACTCTTAAAGAATTAAAAGATTTTATTAGATATGCTAATGGTACATGGAGAGCAAAGAGCGGTTATCATGATGACAGAGTAATGTCTCTCATATATGCTCTTTATATTCTTGAAAAAGAACTTACAGAGAGATATTTTGATATCTTAGAATTAGATGATCATGGTAAACCTAGTGCAATTGAGCCAATGGATTTCGGTATTAGTATGTTTGAAGATGCTACTTCTATATATAATGATTTCGAGGTTGTGGGCTTAAATAATGTTAACATGACACCAATAGTGTTCGGTATGGGTCAATCAGATCAGTTATCGGAAATAGATTGGTTAAAACAAGATGGATGGACTGTTTATGAGTAATATATATCAACAATCAGCTTTAAACAAATCGAGGAATGATAAATTCCTTATGGTATTTGATGTTCCACCTATTCTTAAAACTTTTTCAAAGCCATTTAATAGTGAAAGAGATAGTACATCAGTAATTCCAGACTCTGTGCAGTTTTCCATATTTGGCACTGTAGTTCCTGAGATAACTGTACCTGCAGTCGAAAATAGATACGCTGGTAATACACTATATGTATCATCTAATTCAAAAAACTCTTACCCTCCTGTAAATGTTAAATTTACAATAGATAATCAGTATAATAATTACTGGACTGTATTTCAGTGGTTAAATTTACTACACGATCAAAAAGAAGGTAGATATAATGCTGGTAATATTCAGGTTGATAAGAATTTTAGTGATTATCAGACTAATTTAACCATTTATGGGCTTGATGAATTTGATAAAAAGGTAATAAAATTTACATACACTAAAGCTTTTCCTACGTCAGTTGATACTATAGACTATAACTATCAAGATGGTGGTGAGATAGTTAGCGGATTTGTATTTGTATACTCACAAATACATGTTGAGTTACTTAATACTGTATAAAAATATTTTGAAAGTCCATAAATACTTATATGGCAACACCAACAATTAAATCTCCGGGTGTAGAGATAGTCGAGAAGGATCTATCTTTAATCGCACCAACTAATTTCGGCACAAATGTGTTCGTTACTGGATTCGCAAATCAAGGGCCAACAGATGAAGTTATACAAATTTCATCTCGTCAAGAACTTGATTTGGTATACGGTACACCGACCAACTCGTCAGAACGTTACTTTTACTACACAGTAAGTGAATTACTTAATTCACCATCTAACATCTACACTTCAAGACTACCATATGGTGCTGGAACTGGTGTTGGATTTGGTTCAAAGTATTCTGCACTTGTATATCCTGTTAGATTTGTTTCACTTATTACTGGATATACCCTTGCTAATGCAGCAAGTACTACTAATCAGAACTTATCTGCTGCTAGTTTTAGTTTAACCATATCGAATGGTACAACCAAAACTTTCGGATTTAGTGGTACTGCATTTAATCCATTGACTGGAGCTCGTGATGCTTATGTTCTTTTCACAGGACCAGGACCGCACAATGCATCAACACTAATTAATGCTTTATCCACAGCTATTAGATCAGTAGATACGACATCAGTATTTGTTTCATCTGTTAATACACTTACTTATACATTATCTTCTGAGTTACCACCTACAATTAGCTATTCATTTACTAATGAACCGTTAAGTGGCGTTTATGATGTTATTCAAAATGTAACGTCTGATCTCAATCAAACACAAGGTTCATATGTATTAGGTAATCCTGTTCACGTTGACCTAGATGCAGATGAATATCAATCTGTAGTTGATGGTTCAGGCTTTGCATGGTCTGCTACAGCTTCTGCAACAACAAGTCTTAGTACTGTTGGAGGTTTTGGTGGTGCAGGTATAATCGTTCTTAATAAGTCACAGACTACTATTAACGATCAATTTGAAGGTTATTATGTTGGTCTTCTTGATAATACTAATGTTAATCCTGGTACAAATCATAATGGCATCATAGCTGCTAAAACCGTTAACAGTACACTTACAGGCTCAACAAGTAATTATATTACTATACCTAATGGTACTATTGAATTTAGTTTATCTGCAAATAACATAACAGGTCCTACAAACAGTATTTCAGAAGTAATGGAGAACATCTCTAATTACAATATTGATGATAGCGGTTCTGATGACTTGCTAAATGTAGGCGTATTCAAGTTAAGAAAATCAATATTCTCTACTGAATCATTCAAACTTAATTATGTTCTTGAAGATGGTATTGTTGGTTCTATTGATGCATTTAGATCAATTAATAGTGCTAATAGTGGCCCAGCTGTTAATTACTTCTTAGAGAATGCTGATTCAAATTCACGTAATGTTGACATCTTAGTTAATGACTATATTTCAAATAGAAATGGTTCAACTTCAATAGTTAATGGTATACCATTGAAGAAAATCAGAGTACTAACAAATCAGCTTATTGGTAATACAAATGTTGGTGTTACTGGTATTGTATCAACTACTTATAATACACTTACTTCTGGCCTAGGATTTGCAGATAGTATCTATAGCTTAGGTGCATTTAGTAACACAACCTTAACTACAAAGAGCCTTGGTTCTATACCAGAAAAGCTTGATAGAGCACTTGATGGTGTAAGAAATGAAGACATATATGATATTGATGTCGTTGTTGAAGCAGGACTTGGTACAATTTATGCTGCTGCATCTGCAAGCAGTACAGATTACTACGATGAATATACTTACACTGGTAATCTATCAGCTCAGGTTGAAGCACTAAGAACTAGCGGTACAATAAGCGATACTGGTGAAACAATTCGTGGTAATTATTCAACAATATTCGATAGATTTGAGAATTTCTGCTCACCATCATATGTTGGTGGTGGTAGAGGTGATTGTGTCTTTATTGCTGATCCAATTAGACAAATTCTTGTAACAGGTAATAATAGTAAGATTCTTTCTAATAAGAGCAGAAACTTTACTACAGCTGTATACTGGCCAATCAGACACCAGTTCGAATTACAAAATACTTCATATGCTACAACTTACGGTAACTGGGCTAAGACATATGACTCCTTCACAGGTCAGCAAGTATGGGTACCATTCTCCGGTTATGCTGCAGCTGCAATGGCAAGAACTGATGCTGCTCGTTTCCCTTGGATTGCGCCAGCTGGTTTCACAAACGGTCTTGTAACTAACTCAATTGATCTTGCGGTTAATCCTAACCAAAAGCAACGTGATGAACTATACAGATCAAATATCAACCCTGTATCATTCTTCCCTGCTCAAGGTCAAGTAATATACGGTCAAAAGACACTTAGTAAGAAACCAAGTGCATTTGATAGAATTAACGTAAGACGTCTATTCTTAGCACTTGAAAGACCTACTCGTAAGGCAGCTCAATTCTTCGTATTTGAGCCTAATACTACATTCACAAGAACAAGACTAGTTAACGTTCTATCTCCTATCTTTGATAGAGCAAAGAACAACGAAGGTCTTTACGATTACTTAATCGTATGTGATGAAAGAAACAACACAGCGGATGTTATTGATAATAATCAGTTAGTTGTAGATATATACATTAAGCCAGTTAAGGCAAGTGAGTTTATCTTGATTAACTTCTTTGCTACAAGAACAGATGCTAGCTTCCAAGAAATAATAGGAGCTTAATTTAATAAAAGAGCGTGGGTAGTTTAATATTACCCACGCTCTTTTTTTACTCTGTTATAAAAATATAAGAAACAACGTACAACTGAATAAATAATTATATGGCAACAACAATCCAAACATTCTTTGAACAGGCAAAGTCAAGACAATTTGCTCGTGACTTCTTATTTAGAGTTAAGCAAATTAATCTAGCAGGTGGTGTATCATTTAATGGAGAAACTGATCTTGTATATGCAAGAACTGCTGCTTTACCTGGAAGAAACATTGAAAATAAAACTGTTAATTACGTAGGTCAGCAGTTTAATGTTCCTGGTAAATCTACATACCCTGGCTCAGAAGGATACACAATTGAATTCTATCATGAAGAAGCTATAACACTTCGTAAGAAGTTTGAAGCAGCTTCAAGAAGCGTATTCAATAATGATACTTCAACTGGTGATTACAAAATGCCAGGTGAGGAGAGTACAATTACTCTATCAGTTCTTAATAGTCAGCTTGAAGAAACTGATACAATTGTACTAATTGGTGCATCTATAAGAGATGTTGGTGAAGTTTCATATACAATAGCAGAAGGATCAGGCGAAATTCTTACATTCAATGTAACCTTTGCATATCACTTCTACAATAGATTCTAATAATACTATTATAACAAGCTATAGAGAGAAATCTCTATAGCTTTTTTTTTGATTAAATATTTATATGGCGATTACCGGGAGATTTTTAAATAAATTTTCAACAGATAGAAACTTTTCAATACCATTACCTTTTCAATGGACAGTTACTATTGATGATGATAATTTACCTGGAGCTATCACTAATGCTACAAGTAAAATTAATCAACAATGGAAAGTTGCGAGTAGTTCAGCATGGACAGATAAGTTATCTGATAATATATTGGTTGCACAAGAAATACAAGTACCTTCTGAGTCTGTTGAAATAACATCTATATCGCAAGAAAATAGAGGTGCATTTATGCCTGGTTATGGAGTTACTCAGAGAACAGACTTTTTATCTCGTAATGTAACTATAAACTTTTTAGAAACTGAAAAAGATATTGAAACTGAGTTGTTTAGACCATGGATTATAGCATTAAGTGTGGATGGATTGTTAAATCAGAACTTAAAGTCTATCATTACAATGAAACAGTATACTCGTGACGGTAAAGTACGTAAAACGTACAAGTTTACAGGAGTGTATCCTACAAATACTGAAGGATACACTCTTAATTATGGTGATCAAGAATTTTCTGTTAAAACAGTTACATTTGGTTATACAAACTACTCAGTAATAGTTGGTAATGGTGGAGGTGCAAATACACCATCAGGTTCACCGTCTATTATATCAACAGCTACAACTGCTAATAATGATGTATCAGTTTCAAGTGGTACTTTTGTAAATGGTGTGAGAGTAACAGGTCAAGCAGCATTAGACGCTCAACAAAGACTTGATGCTGCTAGACAAAGAGCTAATGATTTTAGAAATAACTTCTCAAGAAATCAATAATGTTCATAGTAACACTTCCATATAGTAAAAAAGAGTTTGTAATACCAGTAATTACATTTAAAGATCTATTAGAGTTGTCAAGACTTGTTTATGATAACAATACAGAAGGTTTAGTTAGAACAATAGATACAATATTTAATTTAGATGGTTTAAGTATTATAGACAAGTTTTTCGTAATTATAAAAACCAGACAATACTATATAAGTGAAAGTGTAAATTTAAACTTAGGTAATAAATCTGTAAGTGTTAATGTATCTAATTTTACAAATAATTTATATGGTATTGAAAGTAAGCACAGAGTAATTAATATTGGTGACCAGCAGATCGAGATAGATATACCTTATAAGTTTATTACTGATAATAAATTGGATAATATATACGAAAACATAATTAAGAGTATTACTATTGGCAATAATACGATAGATTTAAGTAAATGCACTAGTGCAAGTATACAATCAATATTAGAGATATTACCACCATCTGTAATTAAACACCTTAAAAAATTTATTGTATGTTCATCTCATAATATAGAGATCTTTTCTACTAGAGATAATACACAAGATAATTTAGCTATAAATTTTGTAACTTCACAGCCATTCGATTTTATAACTCTATTGCTTGGAG